GTAATAATAGCAATTGTAACACAATTGCTGCGCTTCGCTTACCCCCCCCAGGGAAGTCACAACACAATTTGCTCAGCGATAGCCAAGCAAGCCCGGAGCACCTCCGCTACGCTTCGGTGACTTCTAAAAAACATCAAGACTTTCGCGGCGCCACGCCGCGGCCTCTTTATTCATCAAGCGCATGTTCGTGGAATGCAAGACGGAGTGTCCGCGTTGCAACTTCCCACACAACCTCGACACGTGCGAATGCCCAGTATGCCGGTACGAAGCAGAGGGTGGGTCTTCACCATCAACAACTACGGACCCACCGACCTCGCAAGACTCAAACGACTCGAATGCAAGTACATCGTATACGGATTCGAGCGAGGAGAGTCAGGAACTCCACATCTACAAGGATTCGTTTCCTTCCACAACCAACGCCCAAGACGAGCAGTCTCTGCCGACCTGGGGAGAGCTTATTGCGCACCTCAACGAGGCACAGCTGAACAAGCAATCAGCTACTGCAAAAAAGACGGGGACTTCATCGAACGAGGAACTCCTCCCAAGTCACAAAAACAAAAGGGCGAGTCCGGAGCAGCTGCATGGCGAAACATCAACGAAGCAGCCAAGGCTGGAAACTTCGCCTGGATCGAAGACAAGTATCCCAAGATCTGGATCCTCCACAACACCAATCTCCGCCAGTTGTACAAGCCAACAACTCATCCAATCGACGGAGAACTCGAACACGAGTGGTGGGTGGGTCCTACTGGAACCGGAAAATCCAGAACCGTTTGGGAACTCTATCCCAACCACTACCAGAAATCTCTGAACAAGTGGTGGGATGGATACGTCGACGAAGACTACGTCGTCATCGAAGAATGGTCACCGAAGAACGAAGTATCGGGCAGCCAGCTAAAAGTCTGGGCTGACCGTTATCCGTTTCCGGGACAGATCAAAGGGGGTACGCTGCAAAAGATACGACCGAAGAAGATCATCGTGTTGAGCAACTACACGATCGGTGAGTGCTTCACCGATCCACAGGATCGTGAGCCTCTCTATCGTCGGTTCAAGACATTCATGTTCCCGGACGATATGCAGAAGATCAAGGAACGGGTTCCACCGACAACTCCGGAAAGTAGCGAAGCCGTCGAGGTCCCAGACCTCTCGGACTTGTATACGTTGCAGGTGGACACGGACGAGTCGTCGTTGGGTGCAGACGATGACATACCGCCTCTACCGGAAAGATTGCAACGACAGCTCGCTGAAGATGAAGACATCATGGCCTACTTGAACAGCATTGTCTAAGCCTCTGCTCCTTGTATGAGATGTACCGCATCGATATTGTCAGTACATGGAAAAATTAAGAATGACTCGCGCGTTCCACAAACACTCTCGCCAACACGATATATGAACACGTTTTCTGCCATAAAAACGTAAGTTAATTTTTTATTCTGTGTGATACAGTTTCGTCGGTCCCTAGGCACTACACTCTGTTCCGCTTACTGGGTCCCACCTCCTCAAATGTATGCACAAAGAAAAAAAAACAAACCTAGTTTTTAGGGAAGAAGAACGCAACCCTATACCGTCGTTGAAGCTCGGAAGTTCATTCCACTCTCTCTCCTCATTCTGATTTTTTCCAAGTACGGACAACATGGCTCAGCGGCACACACCATACCAACGTCGCAATCCGGCTCAGCGCCAACGCTTGTATCAAGAGGCCAGCGATATCTTCACCCGCGAGACCATCGAAGACAACCACCGGCTGGCGGACATGATCACCGAACTGCAAGACCGCAACCACCAACTCTCCCAGCGTCTCACTCATGCAACGAACGACGCCATCGAAGGACATCTGGACGCCGAGGTCTATCGCAACCTATTCCTCGGTCTGTCGGATGAGAACCAGCGTCTCTATGCTCTTTTCCGCAGAATCATCCGTGAGAACCCAGAAGTCATGGAACAGTACGAAGCGGATCTCTACAACACTGAGATCGGTGAAGGTGCACTCCACGCGAACGAGATCATTGACCTCACCATCGATGACTAACTCTTCAATACACGTACATTTTACATCGCATTACCCATTGTATCTATCTCCATCTCAACGTACTCCGGCAGCTGACGAAACGCACGCCTATTCGCTACAGCTTCGGCTCGAAGCCTCTTCTGCATGCGAACAGTCTCTCGAAGAGAAGACATACTCTGCAGAGCAGTTGTCTTCTTCTTTAAGTTACCATGTTGCTCAAAATACACGGTATCATCACCTAATGTTGCAAGGCAAGCCGGTTAGGATTGTTATTCACACCACCAATCCCACCGGTGCCAAGAACACGCTGAGCACCATATGCAAGAGCAGTATTGAATGCATAGGCACCAGCTCTTTGCAACAGCGGGACGCCAATTTCAGCAAACGCACGCTCACCTGCAGCATTAGCACCCTGAGCAAGAGCTTCCGCACCACGAGCAATATAGCTCTCCTGCTCAGCTTCCGTATGAAACGGCTCAGTAGACGTTTGAAGACTGGACACAGCACTAATAACACCAGGAACATTGGGAGCAGCTTGGGAACCAACAATCGCAGCATCATACTTCGGAATACCTTCCGAAAGCAACAGATGCTCGAATGAAAGAACACTCGATGACGTCGGGGCTCCTTCGGTGACAATAATAATCGTCGCCCACGAATAATCCGTCTGAAAAAACGGACCCTGCGTCACTGATCCAACATTACCAGATGGATCAGAATACCGGAAAGCAGTATCATCCAGCCATTTGTTAATGACTGTAAGCGGACTCTGCGTCAGAGACGCAAGCGTGACCCGCTTATAAAACTGCAGACCAGACATCTGCGCAATCGTAGTCGGGAACGTCCAAGCACCACCACCAGCAGTATTGTACAAACTCTCATTGGCAAGACCAATATGTACAAAACCGCTAGCAGAAGTAGGTGCAATCGGACTCGAAATACGAACCGCATGTGCAACTGGTCGAAGAAGCTCAAACGCAGCAATAACAGATGTACGTTTGGCACGATTCGCAGAATTGGCGCTAAAATTAGCACCCCAATTCAACGAAGCACCAGCAGTAGCAGTAACAGTGCCAAAAGTATACATCGGCCTGAATGCCATACCATTCAGATCCGTCGCAACAGCACTAGACGTAAGTGACACAATATCAGTGTCAGCATTCGCAATACTAGGCATAGTATTGGAATCAGGAATCTTGGCTCCATATGCCTGAACATCAAATGGATCCAACTGTGCAAAGGCAAACTTTGCAACAGGTCCCATCTCAGAAGGACACTTACAAGTATCCTTCTTCGTACGACGACGAGTCACTCGACGCTTACGTCGCACTGACACCCTAGGAGCACTGACATACTGAACTCGCGTATAGCTCGGACGACGGTAACTACCGCGTCGACTATAGCGCCTAGTACGTCCATATGCCATGACTCCTTCACTTCTTCTTTACTCCGCAAATCCAGAAATGACCGGTTATACTCTGAACTTACGTTCAGTAGATCTGAACCGATCTGACCATAAGTTCAGCTCTTGAGTTCAGATATGGTCAGTACTGACCACAAGTGTTACAATCTCATAAGGTACAACTTCAAGTTGAGATATTTCGATTCTACACTTGAACAAAGTATAGAACTCATCTCCCTGGGGGGGGTAATAATAGCAATTGTAACACAATTGCTGCGCTTCGCTTACCCCCCCCAGGGAAGTCACAACACAATTTGCTCAGCGATAGCCAAGCAAGCCCGGAGCACCTCCGCTACGCTTCGGTGAC